TTTTTACCATGCTCTAAAAAACAAGTAGATCTATAATTATTCTCGCTCCAATTTGGATTATTTTTTCCAGACCTAAAATATGTATTCGAACAACTATAAGAACAAGTTATACCACCTTTTGAATGCATAGTTTTACAAACCGGGCACTCTTTCATTTTACCTGACGCTGGATTTTTATCGCAAGTTTTTTCATGCTTACGAATATTAGCTAACGTCAAAACTCTAGTACAATGAACGCATTCAATTTTAGTAGAGTTAGCTTTATCTAAGTTCGATAATGAATTTTTATTTGTTTGCATAAGATCCTCCTATGCATTTATTTATATAAACTCAAACTTCAAACCCCGACACACTGGTTGGGACAACTGGACTTGAACCAGTGACCTAACGCTTATCAAGCGTTTGCTCTACCACTGAGCTATGCCCCAGTAAACTCTCGGTACAATTGGGACTGGCTTCAACACCGTATACCCCACTCGGTTGGCAACTACCAACTCTTTCGGAACAACCGTACCGTTGGTCGACGAGTGTATATTTTGGTGGACTGGATGGGACTCGAACCCATGATGATTACCCGATTAAAAGTCGGGTCCGTTCGCCGCTACGGTAACCAGTCCAATACTTATTAGGAGTGATGTCATGTTATGGATATGGATAGACCGCCATACCGTTCGCTTTAATCTGTAATCTTATTTCAGGTCATGACTCCTATTTCGATTACAACTCAGTATTGGCCGTGCCTGCAGGACAGAGGACCCATTGACTGTGCGCTGCCCAGGAACACTGGGATTTTCCATAACACCACACCTAATAAGTTGTTTCTACAAAGATGCACCTTATGCGTATCTGCCACATATCCACTCGTCTGGCAGACAGATCGTTAGGCTTATAAAGATGCATCCATGAAGAAACAACCTTTCGATTGTTTCAACAGTTTCTAACAATGTCAAACAGCGTAGTCTTTATTCTTATATTAACCGAAACGCGAATAAAAGTCAAGCATAAAAAAAAGCGGGAACCTTTCGGACCCCGCCTGTTAGGTAGATTTTCTACCTTTTAGACAGAACCCACCGCGAGCTTACGTGCGTTTGGTCCAACTGATTCGCTACCTAGTGCTGCAATACCTGCGGCAATAATAGCGCGAGTTGGCGCACCAAGGCAGTATTTGTTCTTTACATGACCTTTAGAATTCGTGTGCTCATTAAGATAGATAGCATACCCCTTCGTACGAAGATAATGAACCACACGATGTGGGTTACCGGCTCCGAAACGTGCGGCGATCTGCTTAGCAGTAAGCTTTTCGCCCTTGAGGAATGCATTCAAAACACTGTTAGTCTTAGTCATCAGTTACTCCATTTGGCTTATTTATACGGCAATTTCAACCGTAAACATATCATACTGACTTTTATCGTAAAAGTCAACCACTATTTTACAAGATGTCAACAACGCGACCATCATTGTCTACGGCGCGAACGCGATAGTTCGGATAGCGAGAATGCAAAGAGCGCATCTCACTTAAAATTCTTTGTGACTGATTTGCAACAATTAGGTAGGTACGCCAGTTACCAGTCGTATCCTGCGCTTGTATCTGAATATCACTCATCAGCCTCTCCTCATCCTAGCGATATCTTCGGCATTTTGCTTATCAAACACAGGAACCATATTACTCTTGTGCATCGTAGCAATACCAAGAAGCTTACGTTCGCCTGAGTAAACTTTCTCTTCTGGCTTCGCACAAGCACCAGGAGCCATACCTGACTTCGTGAAAGCCGAACGATCAACCATCATAGAATGAGTATACTCTTTTCTCCAAACTTTGTCAAGCACTTTTTTGTCTGACGCCATACCTTTTGTCATCTTCAAGACCCAAGCCTCGTGCTCTGCTCGTTGGAGCGCAGCACGTTTGTTGTTACTCGACTTACGTTTTCTCTTGCTAGTCGTAGTAACGAACGCCGGAAGAAGGTGCATCGTCATCAGTGCAGCTCCATCGAGGTGTCGTACCAGTTGTCAGTCTCGAAACGGTTGTCGGCGTCAAGATCGAGGCGATGCTCACCGAAGAAGTTGTAGTACTCCTCGTCGGTCATCAGAGCCTCACAAATCGCCCAGAGGTCACCATCCTGGTGGAGGCTCCAGACATTTTGGTTCGCGTCAACGTACGTAGCTGCGTACAAGATCGCATCCCACACATCCCAGTAATTTTGGGAATCCTCATGATTAGGACCACGAAAAAGGACTTCGATATCCTCTGAGTCGACACCCGTCCAGTTCGTAAAATCGAACCCAGCGAATATCTGAGGAATGTAGACGCCATGAGCGTCAGAAACGAGAAGTTCAATACCAGACATTAGAGAACCTCATTGAAGTGAGAGACGCCGAAGGCGATAAGCATACCGACGAACAGAACTAGAGCGGGACCGAACACGATCAGAATTTCGAAGCTAGACATCAGATTCTCCGTTTCAACCAACCTATCACTTATTGTACCGCCGATAGGGATTAAAGTCAACAACTTTCTTCAAAGCTCAGGTCGAGCTATCGTCCGAGCTCGTCTACTACCCGCTGTACGGCAGCAGCAGCGCCCATACGGACGCCGACGCACCACGACACAAACGAGACAATAACGAGAACGACACCGAACAGAACGTATTCCATTGCTCAGCTCCTATAGGTCGAGAGCTTCGGGAGAAGCCCCAAGGACCCGTTCCTCGATCACACGGTAGCCACCCAGCCAATCGGCCGCCTCGAAGGCTTCTAGAGCCTCCTGGGCAGAGCCGTAGACCCCGAGGCACTGGTGCCCCTCATATTCATAGCCGACGAGAAGAACGTATACAACCATTGTTAAGCTCCTGTTTAGCGAAGAGAGACGTAAGGCAATTCGTAGTCGTCGTCCTTTACATCATTCATTGCAAAGCTCCTGTCAGGCGTAGGTAGCAAAACGAAGACCGCCAACGGTCATTTCGATCACGTACCGATCGTACTCAACAATCGGGTCTGACTCGTGATGATGCCGAATGAAAATCTCAGCCTCAAGGTAGGTGGGGAAAGAGGCGATAGCCTCGGGAAGCTCATCAGAGCCGTAGAAAGAACCGTAAACCGTAAACTCTTTTGCGAAAGCCCTCATTGCTCAGCTCCAGTAGTGGGGTAGGCGACCCGTTCAATTCAGCCTATATTCTTACTCTACGCCCCATAGGAATTAAAGGCAAGAACAAAAACAACAGGGCAATAACTTTTTTGAACTTTTTTGTTATTGCCCTGATTACGTTTACTGTTCAGTCACCGTTCCAGCTTCAGCAAGCTTTGACCAAGCTGAGATCAAGTTGCCGTAGTTGAAGTCATAAGGCAGGTTGAGCTTTGCAAGTCCGCGAAGGTACTCAACCTTAGCAGCGGGCGACTCAAGCGCCTTGAAAGTTTCAAAAATGTAATCCTTAGTCATGTTCAAGCTCCGTTGTTTCAACCTACATCCCTACTCTACGGCGGATAAAGATTAAAGTCAATCACTAATTATTGCCGTGCTTGTTTTTTTATCTATTGTCAAGTTACCGTAGCACCTTATGTTCCAAACTTCGCCCGTTTGCTCGTCGTCAACAGGCACCCTGATGTCCAGGTGTTTGAAAAGGTATTCTTTCTCGCCCTCGAAGACGCGCCAGGCGTGTTCTGGCGTGCCCCTGCCTGGTTGACCCCTCGACTGATTGAACCGTATCAGGTACTTCATATCACTTCAGCTGCTGGGGGTACTTCATGATTGTGAGCTGAATGAACTTTCACATTGAAGTGAACGAACTTAAACGGTTTCGACGATGCGTTGGGGGCAAAGCTATGAGGTAGCCAGGAATTGAACAATATCAAAGTTCCCGGCGAAACTTCGTAATTGACGGCTATGGAAGCGGGGGTGATTTTTGTTTCGTCACGCTCAGGTAGTTGAATTTGCCTTTTGGAGTGATTGGGGTCATGAAACACGGGACGCGAACTTTTTTCTGGCGTTTCAATAAAATAAAAACCAGAAATTTGAGCACCTAAACTGTGGATATGTTCAACGTGTTGACCGTGCATATTTAATTGCTGCGCCCACATTTCATCTAACCAAGTGTTGTAATAATCCATGTTATACCCTTGTTCGTTTAGGATATTCCATGAAAGCTGCGCAACATAGTTTGAGAACTCTTGAGTCGCGTCATCAAAAAGTGATCCTGTTTGAAGGACAGGATACATCTTATCGGCGACTTTTAACTTCCATAATTCTTTAGTTGCTATTTCTTTAAGAGCTGGAAGGAACTCGGGTTGCTGATAAACGTACACATTACTAGCAAAATGCTCAGCCATTTTTTGACGCTATCTCTGTAATGATTTCGGTAAGGAAAAACTTCAGCTTATTTTTCGCTGGCTCGTAACGATCTTCTCGAATTTTAATTGCTTGTCTATAATTGCAGAATTTTTCTTCCTGCCATATATCATCGCCAGAATCAATCATTTCTTCTATTGATTCTATCAGGAGATCTATTTTTCTATCAATGTTCTCGTCCAATTTGAATCTCCTCAATGTCCTTATTTTCCAAGTCATCTACAATGATATATTGAGCTTCCATATCAAACTCATTATAGGCTTTGAGAATTTTTCTAACCTCAATCATCCTATCAATCACACGTGCGACAGTGCGCCTGACAATCTCATCATTATGACCCTCTTCAAGATCATTGAGTACTGCCTGGAGATTCGAATCTGCTGAATAATCAACAAGAAACGTGATGTCTTTTTTGATTTGCTTATCAAAAGGCGGAAAAAGAATATCGCGAATTTTATCTAATTCGATTTCAGCTTTGGTTTTTGGATTTTTACGGAACATTTTAAACATAACAAAAATACCTCAATTATTTTTTCTTACGACCAATACTATATTTTGCTTCTAAAATCCAGTTCCCTTTATCCTTATGTGGGATAATTTTAATTTGGGACATAGGGGCTTTTGGCCCTTTTATACGTTCAACTTCAACAACTTTGATGAGACCCCATTCTTCTAACAAAGTTGCAATAGTGTTACGGCGACCCTTGTCTTCATCAGTAAAATCTGTTGGCTTCCCGTCAAGGTAGAACAACTCTTTGAAGTGAACGATATAATATTTACTTTGTTTATGAAGGATATGACAAGATTGATAAAGCTTATTGTCTTTGCGAGAAGCAACCCCAATGCGAGTTAGGGTTTCTTTTATTTTTAGAAAGTCCTCTTCTTCAGCAATTTTCACCTCCACGAGTGAATCTATTAAAATCATTTTATTCCACCTTTTTCTTGTTTTTTAGCAATAATATCAATTTGAGAATCCGTGAGAATAGCGAGAGCCTCTTCAGTTCTCTTATTATTGTATTTATAATATTGCTGCACTACTTGAAAATCGGTGTCTTTTTCAACCTTTGTTTTTTTGAAAAACCTTTTTTTCTTACGGACAGAATAAAAAAGGTAATCAAACTGCAGTTGTAAATATACATGCGCGCTAAGGTTCATATACTGCGCATGATTGATTGTGTCAGAATAATTCGACAGCGAACGATTAGTTCTCCAAGGAAGGTATTTGTGTTCTACAATGCCTTCAACATCATAATGAATTTTGGCATGATTGATGCTATTTTCATAACACCAATCATAACCAGCTTTCTTGACTACTTCCTCTTCCTTTGGAGCTTCCCGTTCTTTCATTGTTACGTCGAGAAGCTTCTTAGTCATAGGAACTCGCACTCCTTCATAACATTGACGAAAAACGCAGCCAAATTAATTTCTGCGTCAGCGGCGAATGCAGCCTGATATTGAAACTGAGAGATAAACAGAATAAGTGGCGGGATAGAATCTGGTTTGAAGTAATCCTTGGCTGTATCGTAAAACTTACGGTAAATGGTTGTTTGATCCTGATCCGTGTTTTGTGAAATCCATTTGCGAACTTCTGTGAAGTTTTTATCCTTTAACAACGCAACAAGTTCTTTTACTGATGATTCTTGAATGTTAGCAAGGATACCAGAATCAATTTTACCTGTGGCTGAATAACGCTGCAACTCATTGAGCACACGACGCCAGTCAGGAAAATGCTTTGTAATAACTTCAGCAACAACAGCAGAATCATATTTAATTGATTCTGTATTAAGAATAAGATTCACTCGCTTCATAAACTGCATAGCGAGCTTAGCCATATCTTTCTTGCTTATCTTGAAATCAATGACAGAGCAGCGAGAGTGGAGGGGTTCAATGATTCTATTTTTGAAATTGCACGTGAGGATAAAACCGCAATTCCTGGAAAACTCTTCCATAAAATTACGGAGTGCTGGCTGAGTGGAATTGGCGTTGAGGTAATCCGCTTCATCCAAGATAACGTACTTACGCCCTCCACTAAGAGATACTGTACTGGCGAAGTTGAGGATTTCATTTCGTAAAGTGTCAATATTGCCATTCATAGATCCATTGATAACGATATAGTCACAGTCAAGTTGATCAAGCATAGCACGGGCGATGGTTGTTTTACCAACGCCTGCAGAACCAGCTAGGATAAGATTCGGAATCTTGCCCTGATCAACGAACTGTTGAAATGTGTTCTTAAGCTCTTCAGGGAGGATAGTGTCAGCAACAGTTTTCGGGCGATACTTTTCGACCCAAAGGAATTCTTCACGCATTTTTAATTTCCTCATCACAAATAAACATATCGACTGTCACTCGGTTCTTGAGTTCTTCCAACTCTGCATCAGTTTTGAACCCAAACCCTTTTCTCTGATTACGACAAGCTTCGTTCCAATCATCAGTAAGATATGGACGAAAATCACGAATATGTAAAACACGTTCGTCTACATTCTGACGATACGATTTTGTATAAAACTCGTCTATCTTATAATAATTGCCATTCCTATCATACTTGTACAATGGCATTGGATCTGGTTTTAATTCACCAAGCGATTCTGTTAAACCATTGATGATTGGCGAGTAAGATTTTTGTTTACGAGTTTCACGTTTAGTCATCACATATCTCCATAATAAAAAGCGGGAGGAACTATAATAGTCCCTCCCTAGTCAAAAGTCAAGCGGTCTTAGGAGAACGCTTCAACAGCAACCCAATATTCGACTTCACTTCCCGTGAAGTGTGATATACCTCTTGTAGAAACTTCTACGTTGTAGTCGCCGGAAATCAGCTTAGTGATGTTTTCAACTTTGAACACCGCACGGAAAACCTTATCAGACTGAGTGATACGTTCACGGTAAACGTTAGAAGAATTTTCCTTATGGTTGATAGCCTGTACGGAAATAGTTTGACCGTCGCCGACAAAGGCGATGTCCGGCAACTTAAGGATACCAGCGCCTCGAACAATTTCCTTCAACGAATCAGTGTTGAAGTTGAAGGTTGCGTCGATTGATGGCAGGTTTGGATCTTTTTCTGCAGCAACCTTGATTGTCTCTTCGGCAGCATAATAGAAATTCAAATCTCTCTTGTTATCAGAAATAGTCAAGAAAGTATCATTGAACTCTACTGAAGGCTTATCGAAAGTTGAATGGATCCCGATAAACTGCGAAAGATCATAGATAGCGAAACGCTTATCGAAATTATCAGGAACAGTTGCCTTCGCGTAAATTGTCTTTAGAGGCGACATAGAACGGAGGACGTTGCCCTCCCTGACTAAAATTGAAGGATTAACCGTTGAAAGGTTCTTGAGGGTGTTGATAGTCTTTTCGTTCAAATTCATGGCATATTTCCCTTCACAATTTGCATAATTTCAGCTGGAGTTTCCTTACAAGACATAATCTTGCCATTCTTCAAAACTAGAGCTGTCACGTTAGGACGGTCGTCGTTCATCGTAATAAGCATAGATGGCGGTCTTGTATAACGTTCCATCACAGTAATTTCCATAGCATCAATCCAAAACTCATAGTTTGGTTCCGGATGTGTCAATTGAATCATCATATTATATTACCTCACTTTTTTTTCTTACCACCAAGAGAACCTGGATCAGCTGTAGCAGCTGCTCCAATTTGAGCAAGGTCTGCAAGAGACCCACCAAATATATAAGACCCGACATGCTGAAGCTTCATCCAAGGGCAGAACCAAGTTTTAATGTCAGCAGCCTGTGCCTTCTGGCAGAACCAATAATCTTCTGATAGATAACGCTTAGTGACCGGATCAACTTCTGCCTGGAAAAACATCATAATTTCACGGCTACCATCAAAGTGTTCAGTGCGCACATGATCAGGCTTGTACATATATTGCTGGTATGTATTTTGGAACTTCTGCATTGCTGCCTTAGTTACCATCATAAAGCCAGTGCCGATTTCAAGAACTTCGACTGGCTCATCAATCTTGATTGACTGCTGGCCGCCCTTCGGGTTGAACACATAATCGCCAACGAACTTTTCAAGAACGTTCGGGTCTTCGTCAGCAATACCCTTATCAACAGCAAGCTTTATCTTTTCCCAGCTGATGCACTTCTTAGGGTAAGGTCCGCCAATGATTTCATACTTCTCTGGTTCGTTAGCCTGGAGCGCCATCAAAGCAATAACATCCTGAGGATTAAATCCGATGTCAGAGTCGATAAACATCATATGCTGAGAAGTAGAACGCATAAACTCGTCGCAGCAATAGTTTCTCGCGCGGGTGATCAATGATTCATTGAAGAGGTAGTAATACTGAAGCGGGATACCATACTGAGTACAAATAGTAGACAAGTCGGCACATGACTTAGCGAACATACCAGCGCACATACCGCCATACATAGGCGTGGCTACAAACAATCCACGCTCTCTTAGCTTTTCAAGATCAATCTTAATTTCCATTATTTATTCACCTTTCTTGTAAAATAACCACTTGTATAAATAGAATTGCTAATCGCGATGTTCTCAGCATCCATTAGCTCTAATATCTTACTAGGAGATACCAGCGATGTATTTATATTACGTATACGCCTATATTCGTTCAAATTCCAAAACTCCTTATTA